GATATATGACAAATGCAAGATATTGTATTTTGAAGTTTAAAAAACACAACATATAGGAGGGCAGTATGTCCGAAGAATCAAAAGTATCAAATGAAACAGAAGTGGATAGTGGTACAGAGAATGTAACTCAGGAATCAGCTCAGAATGAGTACATAGCAGAGAGCAAAAAGTATAGAAAAAGAGCGCAAGAAGCTGAATCTAAGTTATCTGAACTACAAAAACAGTTAGAACAGCAAGAAAATGCTAAGTTAAAGGAAAAAGAGGAATTTAAAACTTTGGCTGAAAAATTCGAAGCACAAGTAAATGAACTCAATCCTTATAAAGAAAAATACGAAGCAATACTTACTGATAGAAAAACTACCTTACTAGAACAGTTACCTGAAGATCAGCGTGAACAATTCAAAGATAAAGATTTAGATGTATTAGAGTTTATGGTTTCGCAACTAAATTCAAAAACACCTACAGAACCTAATGTAAGGGCAACTGTTAAAGGTAAAACAATGTCTGAAGAATGGCATAAAATGTCAAACAAGGATAAAGAAAGAAATTGGAGCGACATCGTAAAGTCTTTTGCTAAAAAATAGTTAGGAGATTTTAAATGGCAAACATAAGTGATCCATTAGACATTAATATGCTGCAAGGTGGTGCATCTGCTGCTGCAGCTAATTCAGTAGGTCAAGAGTTTGTACCTGAAGTATGGGGTCAAGCAATTCTTGATAAATTTAGAACAAACACAGTTATGTTACCTTTAGCTAATGATTTATCATCAGAAGCTAATGGAACAGACAAAATCCATTTACCACACATTGGTGTTACACCACTTGGCGATGTTGCACAAGGTACACCTATAGCATCTGACGTTGATTCAGGTGGTTCAATGGTATCAACTGAAACTGCATTAACAATAGACCAACATAAAGTAACTTCTTTATGGATACCTGATGCACTTAAAGCTCAGTCATCATACAATTTATTTAATATGTATTCTGACCAATTAGCTTATGCTATCGGTAGAGGTGTAGACAACTACTTAATGTATAAAATAGTTGATAATCTAACTACAGCTCACGGCTCAGCAAGTGGTGCTACACAAGACACAGTTGATATGATTGAAGTTGGTGATGCTCTTGCATCAAGCAATATTGACGACATATTTAAGGCAGTTATTCTTGAAACAGGAAGTACAGAAGGCTGGACAATGGTTTTAAGTCCTACTTTATACGCTTCTTTAGCTGCTTTAGATTCTGCTGCTGGTTTTGTTAGAGGTACAGCAGGACCATTAGGTGCTGACTTTGCTTCTACAGGTGTTGCAGGTAACATACTAGGTATGAACGTAGTAGTTACACAAAGTCCTTACTTAGATGTAGGTTCTGTATCTGCTGATGCAGATAAAGGTGTAACAGCTTGGACTGGTTTTGATACAGATGGTTCAACTAATGATGATATTCTTAGAGGATTCTGTATTCATAATTCAGCATTATATTATGCTGCTTCTCAAGCACCTAGAGTACAACAGTCTTACCAACACACAGAACTTTCTGACTTAATTACTGTAGATGCTATCTATGGTTGTGCAGTTAGAAACTCTGCTACTGCTGGTGATAGAAGAATCATTGGTTTATCTAAAAACGTATAGTATAGACTAAGTAGATAATAATCAGAGGGTGGTTTCGTGCCACCCTCTTTTTAAAGGAATAATATGTCATTAATTGAAAGTATAAAACAACACGAAGGTTATGTAGGTATAGTTTATAAAGACAGTTTAGGTATAGATACTATAGGTTACGGATTTGCAATAAAAGATTTAGAATTAGATAGAGATATATGCGACATTATCTTAGAGAGAAAATTACAGGCATTAGAAGATAGCGTTAATTTAAAGTTTAATTGGTATAGTGATATGCCTGAAGAAATACAAGATGTCGTAATGGAAATGTGTTATCAATTAGGTGTTACAGGCGTTTCTAAGTTTAAAAAAACATTAGCACATCTACAAAATAAACGATGGGAAGAAGCATCGGTAGAAATGTTAGATAGTTTATGGGCAAGACAAACACCTAATAGAGCAAAAGAATTAAGTAATAGAGTAAAAGAGGTGGCAAGTGGACATTGACAGTCTAAAAGTTGGTGGACTTGGTTTAAGTGGCTATATAGTAAACTGGGCAGACATATTTAGTCCAGTAGTAGAAGTAGGATATATGATCGTACTTATTGCTTATTTTATATATAGAATTAAACAAATAAAAAGCGAGATAAAGTAAATGAGTAAAGGTGTAGTTAAGAGAGTAATCGTAACGCCTGATAAACACTTTCCTCTACACGACCAACCTTCCATAAATGTCCTAAAAAAAACTATTGAAATAGTTAAACCTGACGCTTATGTAGATTTGGGCGATATAGGTGAATGGGAAGCGTTTTCAGCTTGGAAATATAAACGTAAAAAAGCTCCACCTCTGGAGTTCTTAATAAAAGATTTTGAAAAAGATGTAAAAGATGTCAATGCTGGTATGGACCAAATTGATGAATCTTTAGATAAAGTTAATTGTGAAGAAAAATACTTTACTGAAGGTAATCACGATAATTGGTGTAATATGGCAGTTGAAAAGTATCCTTATATACCACAATATAAGTTTGCAAATTCTGTAGACTTAAAAGGTAGAGGATATAAGTATATTCCCTTTGGTAAAAAGTTAAAATTAGGTAAATTATACTTATATCATGGACACGAATATGGTGGTCAATACCATACAAGTAATCATTTGCGAAAACTTGGTGCAAATATTATGTATGGACATTGGCACGATATTCAACAAATGTCTGCTACTCATTTAGATGGACCTAAGTCTGCGTGGAGTATAGGGTGTTTGAAAGATATGAGTAGTGATGCAAATGCCTGGCTCAATGGTAGGAGTATAAATTGGGCGCACGCTTTTGCAATAGTAGATTTTTACAGAGGTGGACTATTTACAGTTCACATTATACAAATAATAAATGGCAAAACTTCGTTGTGGGGTGAATTGATAGATGGGAATGGATAATGTTAGTGCAGAAAATGATAATAAAAGCTGTTGTCAATCTTATTAAAAAACAATTCAAACTAGATAAAGTTTTACAATATGTAGAACAACCAAATGAGTTAGATGAAGAAGTTGATCAACTTAAAAAAAGAGTTGATATGTTAGAGATTATTTTAAAAAAGGAGAAATAATATGTTAGATTTTATAGTAAATAATTCAAATTTATTGATGGGTGGTACTGGTGGAGGTATTGTACTATATATCCTCAAAAAGATACCAAATAAAGACATTTGTTCTTGGGTTGAGTCAATATGCTATACAGCAGGTAAAGTTATGACTTTAGGGCTATCTAAGTGGAAATTCACTAAAAATATATGGAACAAAACAGTAGAACCATATTTTATTGATTTACTAGATAATTTTGTAGGATCAGCTGTTAGAGGATTTATTAAAGGATTACGAGTAGATTAATGCCATATCAAAAGACAAAAGAAGGTAGATTAGTTAATGAAGTCACTTTAGGTGATGGCTACCCTTTGTCTAATGATAAACAACCTTTGAAAGTTGGTGGGGAAGCATCTATAATAAATGTTTCCTCACCTACACCTGATGGTAGTGTTGATGGTGAAGTTGAAGTCAAAGGTAAACTAAAAGCCAAAGACACAGTAATACAAGGTAACTTAAAAGTATTTTCAGATAGTGATGACCAACCACAATTTCAATTTGAAAGTAAACAAGGTGAAGCATGTCATTTAAGAGTACAAGCAGCAGCAAACTCAGCATCGTTTATTAGATTACAAAATAATCAAGGCTATTGGAAAATTAATAAACCTGCAAGTAACACAAAATTAAATTTTACAAACGATACTAATACACCTTTAATACTTGATGGCAATAATGTAGAGTTTACTAACCTTACTGATGGTTCTATAACAATAGATAGTTTTGTAGATGAAGATAATATGTCGTCAAACTCGGCAACAAAAATACCTACACAACAATCAGTAAAAGCCTATGTAGACAATGAAGTAGCAGGATTAGTAGATTCTGCACCTGCTGCACTAGATACACTTAACGAACTTGCTGCTGCACTTAATGATGATGCTAGTTTTTCTACTACTATTACTAATAGTTTAGCAACTAAGGTAGGATTAACAGGTAATGAAACAATAGCAGGTATTAAAACTTTTTCAAGTCCAATTACAATACATACTGCAACAGATGCAATATTAAATTTTAAATCAAGTGATGATTCTTGGGCATATATGCAGTTTTTGCAAAATGATGGCGATAGAATAGCATATATAGGGGTAGATAGCGACCAAGATAGATTAATTATAAATGCTACTGAAAATGGTGCTAACGAAATAGAAATAAATAGCACTACAGTAGATATAAATGCTAATGTTGATATAAGTGGAACTATTACAAATGCAGAATGGAATGGAGATGTAATAGCAAGTGCTTATTTAGATGCAGATACTGCTCATCTTACTACAGACCAAACATTTACAGGTACAAAAACATTTACATCAACTGTAAATTTATTAGCAGCTTCACCAACTTTAGTATTTAAAGATTCGACAGATGATGATGACCATATAATTGAATTTAGAGATGAATCTAATAATCTTGTACATACAATAAGAACAAATGATAATACAGGTGGAGGCTTAGGTGATAGCCTGTGTTTAGGTTCAGTAGAAAATAAACCTTTACAATTCATTACCCAAGATACTACAAGAATGGTAATAGATGGTAGTGGTAGACTAGGTATAGGTGTTACCGACCCTGATTCAAAAGTAGAAATTATTGGAGAAGGCACTAGCAATAGTACAAAATCATTAGAAATTAAAGATAGTGGTGGAACTAATTTATTTTATGTTAGAGATGATGGTGTAGTAAGTGTAAGTCATAATTATCTTTATGCACAACACTCTAATGGTGCATTCTTTGAAGGCTCTATAAAAGCACGAGGTGGTATTACAGATGATGGTGGTGCTTTAGGATTAGGTGGTAATGGTAATACAGACGATATGACTATATCAAGTGGCAATGTAGGTATAGGTAATACAAGTCCTTCACATAAACTTCATATAAAAGATTCTGCACCTAGATTGTTAATAGAAGGCACAGGAGCATCAGCAGAAGATGCTGAAATATCAAGAATATCAGGATTATGGAACGGAACTTTTGTAGCCGATATACAATTTTTAGCAGGTGATGACACTACTAATGAAGATAATGGTAAAATAGCATTTAGAACTTATTCTGCTAATGGTGTTACAGGAACAAGAATGTTAATTGATGAAACAGGTAATGTAGGTATAGGTACTACAAGTCCTGCAAGTTTGTTACATCTTGTTAGTGCAGGAGAATCAACAGGTGGATTAAGATTTCAAAATGCACACGATATTGTAAATATGTTTTTTGTTGGAGATGATAATAATGAAGGATTTCAAATTACTTATGTAGGTACAGGTGGTGCTGAAATAGAATTACAAGCAGATGGTGATTTAATACTTAATGGAAGTAATGGTGATAATGTAGGTATAGGAACTACAAGTCCTACTACTACACTTGACGTAGAAGGTACTGTATCATATAAACATACATCATTAACTGCTAATTCAGATGATTTAGATGTATCAGGAGTAACAGTAGTAGAAGCCACACCAAGTGGTACAACTAGACTTGGAGGATTAACAGGTGGTGTACAAGGACAAATTTTATATATATTAAAAGTAGATTCAGGGTTAGGAAGATTAATTATAGAACATAACGAAGGAACAGGAAATCAAGATATATTTTTAAGTGGTGGTAGTGATGTTCAGCTTTCTACAAGAGGTGGAATGACATTGTATTGTAATGGCACTTCTTGGTTTGCATTAGATAAATAGGAGCATAAATGAAACTAAAAGAAAAACTAGAACAATTAACTAAACAAAAAGATCAACTAGAAGTTGCACTACTAAAAACATTAGGTGCTATGGAAATGGTACAATCATTGATTAATGAGAAAGAAAAGCCAAAAGAGAAAAAGGATAAATAATGGGAAGTTTAGCAGGTAAAAGTCCAGCAAATACATATAAAAGTTTATTAAAAGTAGCAGATGAAACAAATGGTGTTTCAGGCACAATTTCTACTATAGAAGATGGCGAGGGAACTGCATCATCAATGCAAGTTAGTAATAGTCAATTTAGAGTACAACCAAATACTAATACTGTAGGTACATTACAAATTAAAAATCAAGGTGGTGCGAGTATATTAAAAGTTGATACATCTAATAGTGCAGTTTTAGTTGGCTCATCACTTGTTAATGCTACTACACAGTTATTGACATTTAGTTGTTTTAGATTGATTCCAGGCTCAACATCACAGCACATGTTTGTTCCTGTTCATGGAATGGCTGAATTTGGTGCAAATCAAGCACAAGAAATAAATGGTGGCACAGGCACAGACCCTAGCACTACATTAGATAAAGGTACAACTACTGATGAACTTGTGAATATGTTATTTAATGTTCCATTCAATATGACAATAGATGCAGTTAAAGTATTTGCATCAACAGACCAAGACGCAGATTGCACTCTTAATTATCACTTAATGAGTTATGATATGACAGCAGATGGAACAACAAATGATGGTAATTTATCTAATGGTACAGTATTAGCAGATGGACAAGCAACTTCAGTAGATAGAAATGTAATAAAATCAACAGATTTAACAATACAAAGTTCAAGTGTAACAAGTGGTAAAGTAATTGCTTGTTTTGTAGAAAATGAAACAAACACAGACGATATAAATTTACAGGTACAAGTCAAGTATCATATAGCATAGGAGAAGAAATGGAGAATTTAAATACAAAATTAGAAATAACAACAACCAAAGGACAATCCTATGATTGTACAATGATAGACCAATATACTGAGGTATATCAAAACATTAATAAGGTAGACAATACAGATGGGTTTATAGAACTAGCAACATTATCTAAGACAAATGCTAGTGCATTAAAGGGTTCAAAACTACTTGTTATTAAAAACAACAGTCCTGTCGGCGTTGAACTACAATTTCATATTAACGAGTTTAATGATAGTAGTAATATTGACCAATACACAGAAGATTTAAGAATAACACAACTATTAGGTGCTGAAGAATATATGGTAATACCAAATCAATATATGGTAGGTTATGCAGCAGACGCTTCGGCTGCTAATGCAAAAACAATTGATAATAAAGGTGGATTTGATATTAATAGTGGTAATTTATATGCAGTTGCTACAACACCAGCAGGTAATATTTTAGTAGATGATTCAAGTGGTATAAATAGTACTGTAACAACAGTAGGTGTAGATGATGGAGATTTCTTTAGAGTCGGCGATTTATTAAGACTTGGTGATGAAATCATAGAAGTTACTGCTATATCAACTAATACTTTGACTATAAGACGTGG